CAGCTTGGAATGATGTTGAACCAGATACAGTTAATATAACTCTTGGTTCTAGTATTAATACGAATAAAACAGGAACTTGTGTTGGTTATGCTTTCGCAGAAAAACAAGGCTACTCAAAATTTGGCTCATACGTTGGCAATGCAAATGCTGATGGTACATTTATTTATTTAGGATTCAAACCAGCTTTTGTTATGGTAAAAGAGGCGAGTGCTGCTGGGGAGAATTGGATTATAGTTGATAATAAAAGAACACCTGGTAATCCTATGGAAGATACATTATATCCAAATTTGGATAATGCCGAAGATACTGGTGGACATGATTATTTTGATTTTCTTTCTAATGGTATGAAACCATACACAACTAATCGTGGTTCAAATGGTGCAAACACATACATTTATGCAGCTTTCTCAGAGGCAAGTTTTGTAACATCAACTGGTGTACCAGCAACAGCAAGATAATCAATAAAGGAGATAGTTATGCAATTATCAAAACACTTTAAGTTAGAAGAATTTGAAAAGAGCATGACAGCAGTTCGTAAAGGAATTGAAAACAAAGCTGGTAGTGGAGAAATTAAAAACCTTACTGATTTATGTTATGGAGTATTAGAACCAGTAAGAGCAAAGTTTGATAAACCTATTACAATTACATCTGGCTATCGTAGTCCTACATTATCAGAAGCTATCGGTTCAAAATCTACCTCACAGCATTGTAAGGGTCAGGCTTCCGATATGGAACTAGCTGGAATTTCTAATTTGCAAGTAGCTTTATGGATTCAAAATAATTGCGACTTTGACCAACTTATATTAGAGTTTTGGAAAGAAGAAGAAGGTGCTAATTCAGGGTGGGTTCATTGTTCATTTGTAGAAGGCAGTAATAGAAAGCAAGTTTTGACATTTAATGGTTCTGAATATACTAATGGATTACCAGAAGCAAAATGGTCTGGTGGAAAACTAAAGAATTAAAATGAAACAGAACGCCTTACAAAAAATAGAATCTCACGAAAAACTTTGTCGCATCATGCAAAAATTAACTCACGATAAAATTAACAGAATAGAAGAAAGAGTAAAACGATTAGAAAAGATTTTACTAATTTGTACTGGTTCATTAATTAGTGCTATGGGATATTTAATTATAACTCTGTCAGGTTTATAACCTTTACAACTAGCCAAAAATTAGTACAACTTATAACTGTATGAAGAATAAAAGAATACTTGTTATTTCAGATATGCACATTCCATATCATCACAAAGATAGTTTTGTCTTTTTAAATCAAATCAAAAAAGAATTTAAACCAGATAGAATTATTAACATAGGCGACTCAATAGACTTTCATAATATTTCAATGCACGATAGCAACCCTGATTTACCAAATGCTGGAGATGAACTTAATTTAACAAGAAAATATATTAAAGAATTAGAAACAATATTCCCAGATGTTACAGAAGTAGATAGTAACCATTCTAGTTTAGTATTCAGACGAGCATTAAAGTATGGAATGTCTAAACAATTTATTAAATCTTATGGAGAATTTTTAGGTACTAAAAAATGGAAGTGGGTTGATAATATAACTTTAACTATGTCTAATGGTCAAAGGTGCTTTTTTACTCATGGTATGAGTGCTGATATTTTAAAAGTTTCACAAGCTATGGGTATGTCAGCAGTTCAAGGACATTATCATACGAAATTTGTTATCAGTTGGTGGGCTAATCCAGATAATCTATTCTTTGGAATGAATGTCGGTTGTTTAACTAATCAAAAATCTATGGCCTTTGAATATGCGAAGAATTTTAAGACAAGATTCATTCTAGGGTGTGGAATTATTATAGATGGAGTTCCAAGATTACTTCCAATGGTTATCAAAAATGGTAACTGGATAGGCAAAATTGTCTAGGTTAAAAGTCCATACAAGCGATTTAAAGGCTACTGATAAACAAATAGGTGGCAACCATTACAAAGCATATACAATCCAACCTATTGAGTTTATAGTTAAGAATAAACTTAATTTTATTCAGGGAAATGTAGTTAAATATATATGTCGTTATGAAAACAAAAATGGCATAGAAGATTTAGATAAAATCATTCATTATTGCGAACTTGCAAAAGAATTGTTGAAAAATAAAAAATAAAGAATATTAAACATGAATGAACCTTACTTATTTAATATATTCAATTCTTGTGCTATACTGGGCAACATTAATATTTTTTACAAGTAGTATATAATTATGTGGTTAGCTTTATTAAAAAATCCTCTGACAAAAATGGTGTTCAATAAGGCTACTGAACATTTTAAACACAAAGCTGAAAAAGTTAAAACTATAAGACAGGCAGAAATAGAAGCCTGTAAAGAGGTTGATGTTCAAAGAATTAAATCACAAGACAAAAGTTTTAAAGACGAAATATTATTAATTTGGCTCATTGGAATGTTAAGTACAGGGTGGTTTGAAAGTACAAGAGATAGATTTGAAGAATGGGTAAGAATCATAAATGATTTGCCTGATAGTGTTTGGTATTTAGTTATTATAGTATTTACTGCAACATTCTCTACTAAAATGACAGATAAAGTTTTAAATAGAAACAAAAAGAAGTAATATGTCTAATGGACATAGACGCAAAAATTATAGACGTAGAATTTAGATTAGAAACTTCTCACAATCCTTATGGTCATTTTGTTAATTTTAGATTTATAGATGTTGTTCCTATTAAAGCGAAATTAAATAGAATGATTTCTGATATAAAAAAGAATCCAGAAGTAGAACTTATAGATTATCATTATACAGAAACTCCAATCACAGAAAAGACCAGTTTAAAATATTTTGAAATAACTAGGCATTAAATCTAGGGTGGAGAGAGAGAGCAAACCACCCTAAATCAAGTCGTTACCTCTCGCTAACAACTCTATTCACTAGCTGATTAACAAAGGGAACTAAACCACGATTCTCGCTAGTGAAATTCATTAAACTTTACTACTTAAAGCTAAATCTCTTTTTAACTCTGATTGTTTTAAACTTACATACTTATCTAAATTATTATAATGATAACGACATTTTACTAAATTAGTTTCTGCTTCTGCATAAACATCAACAATTTTTTTATAATTTTCATCTGTTCTAGCTTTGTGTTCAGCTTCCAGATTAGTTTTAGAATCTAATTTATGCTTTAAAAATAGCTTACTAAAAGTAGCTTTTAATCCTTCATTTAAAATTATAACTTTACCATGTGCTATACTCCATTCTACTGATGCTTTTTCTAGTTCTTCATAAGATTTATTACTTAAACTCATTTACTCTCCTTTATTATATTAAACATAATTGTTATTATTCCGAATAATAATAAAACTTGAATTTCAATCGGCAATGATAACAATGATTCAATCATATTATTTATTATCTTTTTTTATCATATATTTTAAAACACTTGTAGTTGGGTCAAAATCTAATCTATTACAAGACATTAGACTAACTGCTATAACAATCATAAATATTATAGCAACTATTTTTATTACAATCTTATTCCATTTTCTATGTATGGGGTGGCCAAAAATAATCATGGATAATTTAACATCTCCTCTGCTTCTTTTTCTAACTGTTTTATTTGTTGTTGAAGATGTTTATTTTCTAATCTTAATTTTCCATTTAACTTTTGATGATCTTCTTCTAACTTTTTTACTGATTTAACTTCTAAATATAAAGCCTGTATTTCTTCAAGTTTAATAGCCTTCTCTTTTTTTAATTGATATATTTCTTGATCTCTTGAAAAAGTTACTTCATTTTCAAAAGTTTTATCTATTGGCATATTTAAAAGGGTATCTCATCATCTGACAATTCACTAGCAGAAAAAGCATTATCTGGTGCTGCTGGTGCTGCTTGTGTCATTGGTTGTTCTTTATATTGAGGTTGAGGAACATTACCTATTACTTGACCGATAGGTTTCATACCATCAACACTTTGGCTTCCTTGATAAGGCTTAACCATAAAACAAGTTACTACTTGCTCTGTATCTGCACCATATTTGGTTTCTTTAGCTTGTTGAACTTTACTACCCCATTTAAGACTATAACCAGCTTTAGAATAAGCCTGAACTTGTGGCTTATTAAACCAGTCCATAAATTGACTTAATGAAAATAATTCTTTAGTTAAGCTACACATAAATTTACCTTTAGCAGCTGATGCCGAGTATTCATAACTAGGACTTTTCTTACCAGTTTCATATAGCTTTAAAGTCAAACCACAGAATGGCATATCGTAACTTGGTTTATTATTTTGATACATTTTTTATTCCTTTTCTTAGTTTATTGTATTGTCTTACTGATTCATTAAATAATTTCTCGGAGTTATGACACGCAAGTAATCCAAGAAATGCTTTAATGTGTTCTTTTTTATATAAAATATGTCTAGCTTCAAACTCTCCATCATCTTTTGGAAGTCTTACTACATACATTTTATGTATTTTCTTTTTTGTTTGTTCCTCATAAGCCAATTTGTAGGCATGAAGTTGGTGTATCATATTTACAAATATACCCTTTGAAGTTTTTATATCTATAAGCCATAGGTTCTTATTGGAATCTTCTGCGATTAAATCTACAGTTCCACAAAATCCACGTTCAGAGTATAAAATTTTTTCAGACTCTATAAGTTTTAATTTATGTTTAGTCCAGAACCTCTTAAATTTATCAAAGCAACCTTTAACCACAGGATCGCTAGGCTCTGTAAATGGTTTATTCTTAACCCATAACTCACAATATTTATGTACCATAGAGCCAATAGATAATATTCCATCTCCTTGCTTTCTGGCATTAGCTTTAGCATTAATAACTATTGTATCTATCTTATCTAATGGGATTCCTTGTTTTTCCATCTCATCTTTAAGGGCATTAACTTGATTGTTAATCTTCCAATTTTCTAACATTGGACTCGCTAACTTACCAAGTATTGTACTTGTTCCAACGATATATTCAGTACCTTTAATGTATTTATGTTTTTCTTCATTAAAGTTTATCGTATGACCATGTTCTGTATTAACGATTGTCATTATTGCTCTCCTTTATTTTTTTCTTCTATAATTTGATTAACTAAATTAACACTTTCTGTTAATTCTTGTTTAAGTGTTTCAACCATACCAAATTCCAAAGGTTTTTGAGGGTACTGTTCATTTTTATGTTTTTTAAAATGTTCTGTAATTGATTGTAAAGCACCATTTAAAAATAAATTTTCCTGTTCTAGTTTATCAATTAATTTATATAGTTTTTTTGTCATTATTCTCTCCCTTATATTGTCTTTTTGTTTTTGATTCTGACACACAAACTCTATTATATTCTTCAATAAATGTTTCTGATTTGTAATTGTTTTTTTTTATGATTTTATTCATAGCAGCGATTCTTTTATCTTTCCAAGAATATGTCGCTTTTAGTTGGATATACATTTGCTCTCCTTTTAGTTAAAAATGTTAAACTAGCATCTAATATAGGTTTTATGAAATAGTCAAATGAAACATCAAAAAATTCAGATAATTTTTTAAGGTTTATTGATTTCATTTCATTAGTTCCTCGTTCATATTTCTGAATTTGCTGAAATGATACGTTAATAGATTTAGCCACTTTAGTCTGCGTAAGACTACGAGATAATCTTAATTTCTTTAATTGCAATCCAACAATTTTAGTAAAAATTAACTCATCATCTTTTTCACTTATTCTCCATTCTGCCATTAACTCTATAATTGATTGGTTAATTTCTTCAATGGTAGTATTAGTTCTTATCTGTTTAGTCATTTATTTTCCTATATAGTTATATTTGTTATTAATTTTATCAAGCCAATCAGAATAAAAATCTAATCTAAAAAAAGAAGCCTTATGTAACTTCAATCTATAATAAAATTGATATTTAGCTGTAATTTTTTCTTTTAGATATTTGTATTGGTATTTTTTAGTTAAGGACACTATGACCTCTCCCAGTTAAACACTTTCTAGTTAGTGATTCTTTTTTAGAATCCATTGTAGGACTCAAAGTCCAATAAACAATATTACCAACAAAATTAGTATTAGCTTTTGCTAATGTTTTACAATGTTGAATATCATTTGTTATTTCTTTAGCTTGATCGGTGTTAAAAGTTCCTGATTTACCAGCTGTATCTATTATTGGTTTGTACGCACAGCTTTGTAATAGGGTCATAAATACCATAGTAAAAAGTATTGTTTTTTTCATATCTTGTGTTCCTCTCTCGTTATAAAGTTATTGGGTGGTATTTAACTTGATGTAGTTTCCACGCAATTTCTTTGTTTCTGTGTTTTACTGCTAATAGCCTGTCCAACAACTTCTTTTCCATACGAATGTTCTTGTCGTATTGCTCTTGCAGTTTTATAACTCTGGGCATTTTTACTGTCCTTGTTTTGAACTTCATTTAAGAAGTTATCCACATGAGAACCCATTAGGGATTCTTCCTGTAAATTTTTTATATCCTCTAAAGGTGTTTGAGGATTAAAGATTCTCTGAATCTTTTTAGAGATTTCTTTAGTGAATGTAGAGTTGCTTGGTATATTCATTTAATAAACTCCATAATTGGTATTAAAAAAAATGGTGTAGTAAATATTATAAAGAATGAAATGTATAATACAACCTCTGATATTTTGTTAAGCATTTATATATACTCCCATTTACCAGCTTTGGTTTTTTCTTTTACTTCTCCATTATGTATTTTTATATCTGGTAATTTAGTAAAAGAATCTTGACTCCAATTTTTTACATATTTAAGTTGTTTATCTTCTGACATTTCTAAAACTTTTTTTGGTAAAAAACATTTAGTAAATGTTAGTAATGCTTTATCTCTTTTATCCATTATGCTCTCTCCTTGTTTAGTGTTAGTTTTATTTAACATACGATAAATGTATAAGTTTTAAGTTGTATTGTAAAGTGCTAAAAACCTAATAAAATAGCCACTTTTTAACTTATTTAACCCCCACAAGTTTAATTTCTTGTTTTATTTACAAATCAAGTATAGAAAACGAATCAATTAAAGATATGAATATAAGTAAAAAAATATATAAAGAGAGAGTCGCAAGACATAAGTATTTATTTTCATATCATAAATATAGCTGGGTAGTGATCTCTCCATTACCCAGTATTAACCAAAGGAAGATATGAAACAATCAAATCTATTTGATACTGACTATCAATCTTGCAACTACACAGAAACAAGCCAAGAAGCACTTGCCACAATAAAACCCAAAATAAAAACTAAAAGAGAACTGGTGTTTGAATTGTTAAAGACTCAATCACTTACTAATTATCAAATATCAGATGAATTAGGTATGCCACTATCAAGTGTCTGTGGTAGAGTTCACGAATTACAGGAACTTAATTTAGTAGAGGATTCTGGTTTAAGAAGAAAAACACCTTATGGAAAAACAGCTATAGTATGGAAAATTAAATAATGGCAAAAAAGAAACCAGCAACAAAAGCCGAGAGAGAGTATATGAGCAAGGTCGCTAGTTTGGGGTGCTGGATATGTCAAAGACCAGCACAAGTTCATCATATCAGACCTGTGGGGCTTGTAGGGGTAGGATTACGATCATCTCACTATCACACAATTCCACTTTGCTACGACCATCATCAAGGTCAATTCAGTATTCATAACTGTAAGCAACAATTTGAAGATATGTATGGGAAAGAAATAAACATATTACAAGAAGTAAAAAAACGAGTAGCAGATATGGAACAAGCAAATAACTTTTTTAATTATAACACAAATAAATGATAGATATTTGTATAATATGTAAAGATAACACAAAAGTGTATAATACTTTTGGAAGATTAAAATGCAAATCTTGTATTAATAAAACAAAAACTGGTAAAAAAGGTCATTCAGGAATGATTTATACTAAAAATACACCAATTCCTTTAAGTTTGTTTGATGATGGTTTAAGATTAGATGTTGTTAAAAAATCTAATAATTTATTTGTTAAATGGTATATTGAACACTATCCTCAAAGCAAAGGAATAGTTGGTAGGCAAATTAATTATTTAATTTATAATGGACATTCTCCAATAGGTATTATTAGTGGTGCATCTCCACCCTTAAATTACAAAATTTTTAGAAAATATTTTAACATTGATAATGATTTACAATTTTTAAACAATAATGTTTATAGAATAGTTGAAAAGACAGAAGATAAAAATTTAGGAACTAAAATACTTAAAATTTTTAGAAATCAAATATTCAAAGATTATTATGATAAATATAAAACGAATTTACTTGGTTTAGTAACTTTTGTTGAACCACCAAGAACTGGTGCTATTTATAAAGCTGATAATTGGGAATGTTTAGGAAAAACGCAAGGAGTATCAGTTAGAAGAAAAGGAGATAACTGGTATGAAAAACAATATATTAAAGGAGAAAAAAAATTTATATTTGCTTATAGATATAAAAAAACAACAATGGAGAGAAATAATGACTACTAGAAAATCTGGGTATTTTATATGTTATCGTAACATTTGGCAACACCCTGTATTTAAAAACTTACTACAAGCGAGTTGTTGGATATATATGATAAGTTCAGCTTCACACCAAGATAAGACATTAAGATTTTTAGATAATCCTATTTTTGTTAAACGTGGGGAATTAATAATGCCTTTAAGGGTAACAGCTAAAAGATTTGGTATGTCATATTCTGAAATGAGAACTTTTATACTACGTCTAGTGCGTAGGAAGATGATAACAACTAGAACCGCCCACTTGCAGCCCACTGCACTCCACAAGTCGAGAAAAGTTAGCATAATTAACGTTATAAACTACGACAAATTTCAATACATAGATCATGAACAACCACATACAAACCACATATCGCAACAAGTACTAAAAAACACTCTAATTACACATACTATTAGTAAGGATAAAAATATTAATAAGTCTAGCAAGGTAGATTATGAAAAAATAGGAGATGAAGGACACTATTGGATAGTTAAAAA